AACTAGCATTTGCACAAGACTATGCACCAATTAAAAAAGGCGAAGTAGCACCATTATCTGGTACTATTCTTGCTCCTTCTGGTATGGCAACAATTATTGCTAAATGCGATGCAGATACTGCTGAAGCAAAACTAAAAGGCAAGTACGATTTAGATAAGCTACAAACTGAATGTGACTTAAACGAAGAAAAGTTACAATATGATTTAGAATTACAAATTAAAACTAGTGAAGAAATAATTGCAATAAAAGACAAAGAATTAGAAAAAACATACGAAATTATAAAATCAACAAGCAAAAAAAATACATCACTTTGGATTGGTGTAGGATTTGCTGCTGGACTTGCTACCTCCTTTGGCACTATTTATGCTTACGAGGCAATAACAAATGATTAAGATACTAGTGAAGGGATTGGGTAAATCAAAATCTTTTAAATGCCCAGCACCAACAAAAGACATAAAATTAAATCTAAAAAATAGAAATAAAGCAATAAAAGAACAACATTATGGTCCTCCAAATCCAAATGAAGAAAATGAAAAGTTCTGGAAAGCAAAACAAAAGCTTTGGGAAGTTGACGATCCAGAAGATGTTAAATCTATGTTGTGTGGTAATTGTGCCGCGTTTGATATGACTAAACAAATGCAAACTTGTATTTCTGAAGGATTGGACAAAGATGATGATCCTTGGGCTACTATTGAAGCTGGTCAGTTGGGATACTGTAAAATGTTAAAATTTAAATGTGCTGCAAAAAGAACTTGCGATGCTTGGGTAGAAGGCGGTCCAATAAAAGACTAAGAGGTATTATGAAAGATCCAAATGAGATTGTAAAAATTGAAAAAGCCATAGCACAAAAGTATGGTGAAGATACAATTGCAAATCCAAAACATTATTGGAATGAAGATAAAGAAAAAGAATATTTAAATCAATTAAAAGAAGTTGCTAAAAAAGAACAACAAAAAGATCAAAAGATTGATGTTGGTGGTCTTTTTATTTCTAAAAAACTACTTAATAAAGACAGCAAAAGAAGTTGTCCAGTTTGTTGCATTTATTCTTTTGATCTCAATGATGATTTATATATGAATCGATTTGAATGTTGCAAAAAATGTTACATTCAATGGGTTGAGGGAAGAGAAGAAAGATGGAAAACAGGATGGAGGCCAAATGAAAATAACAGTAAGTCGTGAAGAGCTTAAACAAATAATTAAAGAAGAATGGGAACGCGAAATGCTTTTAGAGATGCATGGGGTAGAAGCAGCTCATTCTTTACTAGGCTCTGATCAAGCAGAAGAGTTTGGTTTTGATAATCCACCTTCTGATATGCCACAGGGTTACGACGAAACTGTTGAAGGACAAGATCAAGAATTAGATTATGAAGGCTATATGACAAAAAGCCAACTTTACAAAATTGGGGAATATGCATTAAAACTTCACGATATGATAGAAGATGGTGAAAATCTTCCAGAATGGATGCAATCAAAAGTTTCTCAAATGGAGAATATGATTGGTTCTGTTTATCATGCAATTAAATACGATAAAGTAAGAGGTACTGTATAATGGCTACTACTCTTGAAATAATTCAAGGCATCGCACAAGCAGCAGCAAATGCTTATGATGGTTCGCATATTGCTAAATATCACGCTACTGGTGAAGAAAAAAAAATAGGACTCCGCAGAGAAGAGGGTGACCCAATTCTTGATTCAAGAGTTATTGATGGGTTTAAAGTTAAGTTTAAAGGAAACAAACTTTGTGTAACTTACCAAAGTGAAATCTCTATGAAAGAAATTCATAAAGGTCGTAAGTTTGAATCTGAAATGGAAGGTGTAATGGCGGATATTGTTAAATTTTTAAAGAAAGAATATAAAACAATAACAGGTAATACACTTTCATTAAAACCAATTAATGAAGTAGATATATTTGTTCAACCAATTTCAAGAACAAGAACAGATCTTTCTATGTATCAAGAATTTGAAATTACATCATTAGACAAATCTGTATTACCAGTTGGTTCCCCTTCCGAAGATACTACAAGAGACATTACAAAAAAGTTTCTTTCTATGGGAAGAGAAAAAGCTAAAAAACCTTCTAACGTCACAAGAAAAGACGAAAAGAAAAAAGATTAAAATGAAATGGCAGTTTACCGTCCCACAAAACAGGAAATACAATCTGAAATCTTAAAGTGCGGTAAAGACCCCATTTATTTTATTAATACTTATGCTAGAATTTCACATCCACAAAGAGGCCCAATACCTTTTAGGACTTATAAATTTCAAGATGAAGTATTAAAAGATTTTAAAGATTACAGATTTAACATAATTTTAAAAGCAAGACAGCTAGGACTTTCAACAGTTGTAGCTGGTTACATTGCTTGGCTTATGCTGTTTCATCGCGATAAAAATGTATTGGTATTAGCAACCAAACTTTTATCAGCAGCAAACTTGGTAAAAAAAGTTAAATATATTATTAAAAGTTTACCAGAATGGTTAGTCATTGCAAACGTAACGATAGACAATAGAAATTCATTTGAGCTTTCTAACGGATCACAAATCAAAGCCTCAACGACTTCTGGCGATGCTGGTCGTTCTGAGGCTCTTTCTTTGTTGGTGCTAGACGAGGCTGGATTTATTGAAGGTATGAATGACTTGTGGACAGGTCTTTATCCTACAATGGCTACTGGTGGTCGTTGCATTGCAATTTCAACTCCCAACGGTGTAGGAAACTGGTTCCATCAAACTTATGTAGGTGCAGAGTCAGAAGAGAATGAATTTCATCCAATAAAACTTCATTGGTCTGTTCATCCAGATAGAGATCAAACTTGGTTTGAAAAAGAAACCAGAAACATGTCAAAAAGAGAAATTGCTCAAGAATACGAGTGCTCTTTTAATGCTTCTGGTGAAACTGTTATTTCTTCTGATGATTTAGAATATTTACACAATAATACAATAGAACCAAAGCATAGAGCTGGTGTAGATAGAAATTATTGGATTTGGAAAGAACTACGCTCAGAACATTCTTATGTTTTAGTAGCTGACGTTGCAAGAGGCGACGGTAAAGACAATTCAGTATTTCACGTTTTAAATATAGATACTTGTGAAGTTGTTGCAGAATATCAAGGAAAATTGTCTACTGAAGATTTTTCTCAAATGATAATGTCTGCTGGAAAAGATTATGGTAATTGTATGGTGATTGTGGAAAATAATAATCTTGGTTTCTCAGTTATAGAGAAAATACTTGCTGCTGGTTACCCAAATGTTTATTTTTCTACAAAAGGATCAGCAGAGTATGTTGACCAAATAACAGCAGAAGGCGCAACAAATACTGTTCCTGGTTTTACAACATCGCATAAAACAAGACCATTAATTGTTTCTAAACTTGAAGAATATATAAGAAATAAAACATTAAAATTAAATTCAAATAGAACAATTAATGAATTAGATACATTTATTTGGTCTTATGGTCGTGCTCAAGCAATGCAAGGATATAATGACGATTTAGTTATGTCACTTGCAATTGCTTGTTGGGTTAAAGATACAGTATTCCAAACTAACCAAAGAGAGTTAGAATATAAGAAAGCAATGTTGACAAGCTTTGTAAAAAGTAATACAATGATGGATACAAAAATACCTGGTATGCAAGGTTACAATAAAGATTTAACTATTTCCAGAAATGAAGCAAAACAGCAATACGAGCAGTTCTTCTGGGTTTATAAAGGATAAAAATGGCAGATCAAAAATTTAAAAATACTAAAAATCAAGACTCTGAATTATTCAAGAGACTTACTAAATTATTTTCTGGTCCAATTGTTAATTACAACCAACCAGTACAAAGTAGATATAGACGAAACCAAATGGACAAATTTGGTCAAAAATTTACATCTGCTAGTGGTTTAGAATTTAAGAAATCTGCCTACAATCCATACGAAAATTTCTCATCTAAAATGATGTCAAATCAGAATCGAGCCGACAGGTATATTGATTTTGATCAAATGGAATACATGCCAGAGATTGCATCTGCTCTTGATATTTATGCAGATGAAATGACAACATCTAATGAACTTAATAGTATGTTAAATATTAAATGTGCAAATGAAGAAATAAAATCTGTATTGCATACTTTGTTTAACAAAACGTTAAATCTTGATTCTAATTTGTTTAATTGGTGTCGCAATATGTGTAAATATGGCGATCATTTTTTATATTTAGATATTGACGAAACATTAGGTATTAAATCTGCTATTGGTCTTCCTGCAAATCAAATTGAAAGAATGGAAGGTAAAGACCCAACAAATCCAAATTATGTTCAATTTCAATGGAACTCTGGTGGTTTAACTTTTGAAAATTGGCAAGTAGCGCATTTTAGAATTCTTGGAAACGATAAATATTCTCCATATGGAACGTCTGTTTTAGATCCAGCAAGAAGAATTTGGAGACAACTTACATTACTTGAAGACGCAATGATGGCTTATCGTATTACAAGATCGCCAGAAAGAAAAGTATTTTATATTGATGTTGGAAATATACCTCCACAAGAAGTTGAGCAATATATGCAACGTGCAATGACTTCAATGAAGCGTAATCAAATTGTAGATCAAAATACTGGTCGTGTTGATTTACGTTATAACCCAATGTCAGTAGATGAAGATTATTTTATTCCTGTTCGTGGTGGGCAAAATAATACAAAAATTGATGCACTTCCAGGTGGTCAATTTGCTTCTGCTATTGAGGACGTAAAATATCTTAGAGATAAATTGTTTGCTGCTCTTAAAGTTCCTATGTCTTATCTTATTAGAGGGGATGGAGCTACAGAAGATAAAGCAACTCTTGCACAAAAAGACATTCGCTTTGCAAGAACTATACAAAGATTACAAAGAGTTGCAATTGCTGAGTTAGAAAAAATTGGTATAATCCATTTATTTACTCTTGGGTATAGAGGTTCAGATTTAATTTCATTTAAACTTTCTCTTAACAATCCTTCTAAGATTGCTGCTCTCCAAGAACTTGAGCATTGGAAAACTAAGTTTGATGTTGCTGGTGCAGCTACTGAAGGCTATTTTTCTAAGCGTTGGATTGCTCAACACATCTTTGCTTTGTCTGATGAAGAATTCTTACGTATTCAAAGAGAACAGTACTATGATCGTAAGTTCACTGCATCTCTTGAAGCTGCTGGCGCACAACCACAAGGCGGTGCTGGTGGAGGAGGTGGAGGTGGTGGTGGCTTAGGTCTTGGTGGTGGTCTTGGTGGACCAGAAGCTGGCGCACCAGAAGGCGCACCACCACCAGAGGGAGGTGCCCCAACCCCAGAGGGAGCAGGGGGACCAGAAGCTGGAGGGGGAGAAGGCGGCGCACCAGAAGCTCCAGAAACCCCACCAGCGGCAGGGGAAGAAGGAGGAAGCGCACTTCTAGCAGCACCATCAAGAAGAAAAGATGGTAAACCATTGACAACAACACCAGCTTCTAAAGGAAAAATGTACACACCAGCTAAATTTAGAGGTGGCGACAAAAGAGATCTTGGTGCTCATAAAAGAAGTCATTTAGCTTCTGGTGGTGGGTTTACTGCAAGTGGTAGTGACAAAAATGTAAGAAAAGATCAAGATCTAGAAATGTTAATTGGTAATTTCTTAAAAGAAAACCAAAATAATAACAATGAAGAAGAATTTGAACTATTTAGAATAGAGCGTGAAACTCGTCAATTAATCGAAAGTTTGGAGTCCAAAAATAATGGAAAGAATAAAGCTTAAACATAATAAGAAAAGAAACACCGCTTTTCTTTTTG